ATTTTTTAGCTTGGCTAAATAAACACCTAGGTCTTGTTCAACGCCACCGTCAAGAACTTTGACGCTGCCGTCTTCAGATTTCTTAAGACCGTTCTGCACTAATTGCAGCATTTGCTCGGCATTAATCGCTCCAGCCTGACTAATTGCAGACAAAGCAGACGTTTGCATCGCTGCAGTTTCGTTTGAAACCCGAAGCTCTTGCAGTTGACGCTCTAGTTCAGCAATCTGTTGCTGCTTTTCTTGGGCAGTTTTGTTGGCTTCTTCCCAAAGAGGTTTCCACTGGCCTTGATCTTCTAGCGTTTTTTGACGCTCTGAACGCATCTTTTCATCAAGAGCGTTCATCTTGTCTTTAATACGCTGAAATTTGCCTTCAGCTTCTTCAGCGCGAGCTCTTTCAGTTTTAATTTGCTGTTCGTAAACAGATGAATCAACAGCAGGAGTTTCAGTCGCAGCCACGGGCTGATCAGGAGTTGCCACGGGCGTCTCCTGGATGACTTGTTCTTCCATTGGAAAAAGTAGATTTACTCTTCTACTTTAATAGCTTTCGTCTTTTTAGTAGCTTTGGGTTTTGCTGCAGCCTTTGGTGCGGTGGCTGGTGTTGCTTTCTTTTCGGATGCAGGATCCCAAGAATCAACCATTTCCCACTTATAGGAACCGTCTGGCTGCAAAACCTTGTCGATTGACTTAGCCATGAAGCTAAATAATTACTGCCCCTTTACTGTACCTCTGATGCCTGGTCTTGCGACTCAGCTGATGTGGGCAGGATTTCACCCTGTACCAGCATCTCGCGGAACTCTTCACGGTCAATAATGCTGTCTTGGAACAGCTGAGCCATTGCCGTAATGTCTTGACCAATAAGACGCTGAAGGTCAAAGTCACGGCTGATCTTCACTTCAGGTGGCTCAATACCCAAGTAATTAGCAGCCAGGTTGTAAGCCTTCTGCAAACCTGACTCCAGGTCCATCGATACCATCGACAACATTGAATTTGTGTCAATGCGGTCCAGGCGTCGTGCGTCAGCTGATTCAGCTACGAATTTCTGTTGGCTAAGCGTGCTGATACCCAACGTCGCCATTTGTTGCTGTAACTCTTGGATCTCCGCAGATTGCGCTTCAAAAGCACTAGCGGCAGGCTCCACGTAGTAGACCTTGTTTCCCGGCTGCGTTGCCATCGCATAGTTCACACTAATCGCCATATCTTTAGTCTGATCGTCCCAACCCTCAAGCACCAACATCGGTTGTGATGCGATATGCAGACTATGAATCAGATCAGCTTGGCGCTGGAAGTGAGCAAGATTTAGATGAGCAATATCCAAAAGTGGTGGACGACTTGTCAACGTGTCCGTCTTGTTCGCATAGACCGTGACCAAGGGGACTTGATCAAGTGAATACGGCCCAGACTCAATAAGCTCAAACTCCGACGTAGCGTCTGATTGGTCAAACGAAGAGGGGTATGGGAAGTTCCCTTGCATCGCTTTCTTTTGCTCTTCTTGCCGATAGACGCGATAACGACCCGGCTCAATGACACGAATTTGGTCATAAACTTTTTCTCCAAACTCACCATCAGAAACAACAGCTTTCTCGCCAATACGCACTTGCGTCAAGTTGCCGTAATTAGATTCACGATCCAAACGCCAGCCATACACTTTGGTTGGGTCAACTTCAATCCAATATGGGCGACGATTTAATGCACGCTCTTCTGCAAGACTTCGGGCGTCTGTTGGAGCGGGAAAGTCAACCAACGTATGGCAATGCCCGTAGGTCAATGCACAACCAACTAAACGACGTGCATATTCGTCTAGATCTGAACCGCAACCGTCAACATCCTTGTTGAAGACTTCTGTCCAATATGGATCGCCAACAATATTGATTGGTTTACGCAGAATCAAGCCTGACGCCGCTCGAATCAAACGTTGGGTATAGGGCGTGAATACAGCACGATTTACACGCGCTAGGTATGCGGAATAGTCTTCGCGGGGTTCTAGTGGCAGGAATGCTTCGCTGTTGTCACGTAGATACTCAGTGCCGGAGACTACGGCTTTCATGATTTCCCAGCCTTTCATTTGATCGATCACCGCTCGGGTGCGAACAAATGGACTATCAACTGATCCTATATAAGAGGAGCTGACTAGGTGGGTTCTGACTGAGCCGGGGACTGAGTAGGTCATGACACTTTAGAAATGAGTGATTAGCAACCCCAGCGACGACGAGCTGCTTTACCTCGTTCACCAGTCCAACTACGACTTCGGGCACAGAAAGAACGCTTGCGAGCAGCCTCCTCTTTTGTTTTTGGCTTACCTGTGACTGGTGGTTTCAAATTAGAACCGGTTTCCCGGTTGTATTTCGCACGACCTTTGGCAGTTAAGCCAGCACCTTTACTGGCAGGCAGTTTTTCGCCGCGCCCAACACTAAGGTTGGGGCCACGTTTACGCTTTTTGCGTTCTGCCATTGCCCTAACCCTTACTCAAGGTTGGAGGTAATAGTGCCGCTGGTGATGAAGTTGCAGGTAGCAACAACTAAATCGCCAACTGTGGACGCAATGTCCATGCTGGTGATGATGCCAGCGAAACTGACGGAATCAGTGCCGGATGTTGTGCCAGTTGTAAACAACTCAAACGTGGCGTCTGCAGGATCCGAAGCAGTAACTACGTCTTCGATAAACGCTGCTTGACCGGTTGCATCTGGGTCGTACACCAGTTCAACGGTGCCGGAACCGCTAACCAAGCTGCCGACAAATGAACGGGATGTGTCACCGTGATCGGTAACGTCTAGCGTGTCTTTGGTGATGCTTAGCGTCCAGCTACGGGTTCCAACGATGGTGGCGTTGGAAGATCCAGCAGCGTCGAACTGAACAGCACCTTGTTCACCACGAAGGATGGCCATGGCTGGGCATAAAAGGGTCTATGCCGTAATTCTACTCTGTTGGCGCTAATCAAGCAAAGCAAACGAAAAAGCAACCGACCTGCGCTCGGCCATCGCAAATCTGTTTGGGGCGGAACCTTTGTGCGGAATGCTGCCGTCAAATAAGACTGCACAGTTGGGAATATAGGGCAAGCCAAGATAGTCACTAGGCCCTGTTTGGATCGTCAGTTCCCCACCCCATTCCGTGCTCCATTGCATGTTGGCAAACAAAACAAGCGTCCACCAGTGCATTTCAGGCCCTGAATCAACATGAAAGTTAGATTCTTGGCCGAAAAATTGTATATTTGTACTGATTCGCATTAAGTCAACATTTTTACGCAGTATTTTTTGGCAATACAGTTTTAACTTTGAGCCAACATCTATAAGCTTGTAGTTTACACCAAGCGTTTTATTGTTTCGGCAGTCAAGTAGATGGCCAAAATTAGGCTCTTGACCGTGTTTCTCCGATTTGGTGAAGCCCCAGTGGTTATTTATGGGGCGGAACTCGTCCGCAAGCTCGTCATAATCTTTAAAAGTCAGCACATCTTGTAGATAAAAGATGCCTGGGCTTTTTTCAGTCCACTGCAATTAACTTTTGCCTTTCGGCTTGCGACGTTTGTGTTGGTAGCCTATCTTCTTCGAGCTTGTCTTTTCACGCTTGAACCGTGCTTTTTCCGCAGGTGACATCTCCCCTGTTGTCTTAGGCGTCTTGGCGGATACGCGCTTTGATGGGCGGCACGCTGGATAATCCCTGTCTTCGCCTTTGGAGCGTCCACAAGGCTTTCCGGTCTTTACATCGACCCATTTCTCGTCAAACCAGCGACTAAGCCCACCCTTGGGCTTGCTGGCCTTACTTGGTTTTTTTGGCTTTTTTCGTTCCGCCATCACTTACTTTTCGGTAGGTGCCGCCACGCTTCTTATATTCCCGCACCAGCCAAGCATTGGCATAGGCGCTGGGGTATACAGCGAATTTACGCTTAGCAGCCGCTTTGACACGGCTGTAAAGCGCCTTATCCGTAGGCTCGTTTCTAGTTGCCACAGGTGCAACGCATTTTCTTGGAGCCCTTTTTTACGGCCTTTTTTTTCTTGGGTGGACGGCCCTTTTGTGTGCCGTAAGTTCCAGGGCCTTGGGGCATGATGGGGATCATCTTTGGTCTAGTCTAGCTCTTCGTGCCAATCAACATCAACCTTGAACTGCCCAAAGTGCGGGAGCAATAGCCGCGTCATCTCCATCAACAAGAAAAAGCCAGAAGAAATCCGTCGTTACCGGAAATGCACCGCCTGTGACCACAAGTTTGTGACCACTCAAGGTCCTGAAGAGATCGCACAACGAAAACAGGTTCTTTATCGCAAAGGCGAAGACCAGCAAAATTCAAAACTCACAGAAGATACCGTGCGTGAAATGCGTGAATTTGCTGCTGGTGGTGCTAGTTCGTTTGAATGCGGCTTAGCTTTTGATGTAGCGCAATCAACTGCATATAAAGCAATCGTTGGACGGTCTTGGCAACACGTCCAATGACAACTTCAATACAACCGATAAGAAGTTGGCCCCATTGTTTCTGGTTTTGCCAAATTAAACTGTTGCAAAACTAAATAACCAAACGCATCAAATGCGTGGTCAACTCCTAAATTCTTATTTGGGAGCCCTGTTCCAGGTGCATACGTCAGTGTTCGCAGCGATTTAATTAGGTTTTTGCACCTTGGATGCACTACCGTCCGTCGCGCTCCAGATGCATCCATTAATGCAGTGTTGACTGCTGTGATCTTGTCGCGGATCTTCCATGGTGCTCTTGGTGTTTGGACCGTAAATCCACTGCGACGCAAGATTGCATGGTCTGTTACACCTACTCCACTTGTTTTTCGTGCGCCGCCTGTAGGGTCAGGACAAGCAATAATTCTTCGATCTACGCCATATCGACGTGTAACTTCTTCGGCAAAATCCCAGGTTGTTGCACCGCCCGTCAACATAATCTCGTCAAATACATATAACGTCTCGCCATCCTTGACCGCACAAATACCACTCATTGGATCAACGTTAAAGTCAACTCCTAAGAGCAATGGCTGGATCTTGATATCCTTAGCCTCTTGAGAGATGTTCTCATCGCCAAAGCTGATCGCAACAAGGCCGGTTAAGTTCTCGAAGCTTGCCTCAAATTCTTGACGGAATGTTCTCGTGTCAAGTTGGGCGCGGGCAGCTTCCACTTCATGTTTACTGACATTGCCCCCGTCAATCGTCGTATAACTCCATCGCTCCCATAATCCTGTCTCATCCTCCGGCACATAACACCACAAGTCATAAAACCAACTAGCTGTACCGTCCGGCGTTGAAATAAATAATGCCCAACCCTCCTTATCCGCTAACGCAGGCCGAATAACTTCAAACCATACGTCCGAACTCATAAAAGCAGCCTCGTCCAATACCACCCCGGACAAACTGCGACCCCGCAAAGCCATTGCGTTCTCTGTTCCCTTCAGTTCGATCGTTGATCCATTAATCAACTCAAGTCGTAGGTCGGTCTCGTTCTTACTCTTGATCCAAACTTGTGGCACAAGCTTCTTTAATGCTCGCCACGCAATGTCTTTTGCCATCCGATACGTCGGAGCACAATAAAAAAATGTCTCCCCAGGGCGATTGATCGCTCCACGCACCAATTCAACACAAGACAAATACGATTTACCGAAGCGGCGTCCTGCTACTAAGACTCGAAAACGTTTTTCACAGGAAAATACTTGGCCTTGAGCCCAGCGAAGCTCAATTGGTGCTGTTTTTTGGCTCATAAATGCCACATTACACAGATTCTTGACCCCTGCCCCCCTTAATCAGAGGCTAGAAGCCTTTCTACCAGTTAAGATCTTGGAAAAGGTCGTATCAAGCATGACTCAAGACGAACGCCGCTCCAATAATGCAAAAGAAGATCGTGTGCGGCGTTTATATCGTCGGCAACTAGAGGGTTTGTCGGCTAGGGCGCTTGTTTATGAGCACGTTGAGCGTGAACAGGTCAGCATCAATACCGCTTGGCGTGATTGGGCTGAAGTAAAGCTTCTCGTTGATGAAGACTGGAAGTCTGACCGCGAAAATATGTTGGCGCGACTCCAGCACATGCGTACCAAACTGTTTAATCAGGCCATTAAGAAAGGGCAGTTACAGACCGCAAGCCAGGTGTTGGATTCGATTGGGCGCGTTATTGGTGAGTCCACTGAAACCGTCAATATCCAAGCGCCTGATTTGACTATCAAAATTCAGGACAAGCG